TTTGCAGCGTTGGAGTTAGATGATGAATATAGTGACGTAATTACCATGTGGACTCTTGTACAGAACGGCAACTTGGAAAAGTTTTTAGGAATCCCTGAACAAGAATTTTTGGATAAACTAGAACGCTTATTATTAAAGTTGTCTCATTTGCTGCCGTCACTGAGCGGTATTGATAAAAAGTTAGTTAGTGATAAGATATTGAAATTGAAAACAATTAAAAATGAACATACTAACATGAAAATGGCTGCAGGAATTAGGAAAGCTCCATTCGCTGTCGAATTATTTGGCGATAGTAGTCAAGGTAAGACTACATTTGGAGAACAACTAATTGAGTCCCTTTTAACTAGTGTTGGTCACAGTACTGACAGAGAGTTTTGGGCGACTATAAATGCAGGAGATCAATACATGTCTAGTTGGAAAACGACTAAGACAGTAGCGATTTTAGATGATATGGCAAATGAGAAATCGGAATTTGTGCAGAGACCACCGACACGAATGATTATTGACATGTGTAACAACCAGACGTATTATGCAAATAAGGCAGAGTTGGAAGGTAAAGGACAATGCTGGGTCGAACCAGAGATTGTTCTTGTAACTACTAACGTTAAGGATTTAGATGCAAGATCGTATTCACAGTGTCCATATTCTATTCAACGCAGAATGGACTTGGTTATGACTGTCAAATGTAAAGAAAAATTTCAACGATTTAAGGAAGGTGTCCCTTGTGGTGTGGATAGTTCGAAAATACGAGAACATTATACACATGATGGAGTGTACGAACCACCTTTAATAGATGATATTTGGGAAATTACAATTGAACAAGCAGTTAGACCACCAGCATTAAGAACGGCAGCTGGATATCTCCCAATCACATGGAGAGGTAAAGTGATGGAAAATGTTTCTGCTATTGAAGCGATACAATGTGCGATTGAGTACTTTCATGAACATAGGAAAAATCAGCAGGCTTTGTTGGATAGGAAGGCTGACAAACAGACATTACAGCGTTGTCAGCATCCTGGATGTTGTCATTTGAAACATTTTTGTCCTGACCACCTATCAGAACAATATGGATTTGAAGCATGGCAGCATTTTAGACAAGCCAAGAAACATGTACGTGACGTAGTGAATGAAACACAGGCGCGTTTTAATGCAACGTTAGCGCAAATGCCTACAGCGGAATTATACAAGAGGACAAATCAATTCTTGGACAAATGGGATTGGATTTGTTTCTTGCCGTTGAAATGGCTACAGAATGATAGATTTATAACATTTTTACAATTTGTTTACAGAAAGGATATTGATGAAGTAACTTACAAATGTAGATGGTATTATGTTTTATTTTGTATATTTGCACTACTTGTTAGTCCAGTACATGGTATTTTATTGTCAGTTTTAGGATTGACAATTGGTGAGTACTTGTCAAAGATGGCTATTAGGAAATTGATGATGGCAGAATTGTGTCATAGAACTGATAACCTAGTAGAGATTGTGAGAAGTAGACGAGCCAGTTATGCCAAGGTATTGTGTTGTGGATGTGCTTCTATGGCGGCTATGTATGCTATTGCGAAAGTATTTAAGTCGTGGAGAGGCATTGTTAAGGAACATGGTGCACTGGAACCAAGGAGTATGGAAGATATTAAGGCAAGAGATGAACAAGTTAATGTTTGGTCACAAGTTACTAAAAGAGTATTGCCAGCATCAGAAAGCAGTAAATGTACTACTATTGAAAGACTGCAAAATGCCGTGGAGAACAATTTATTGTACGCATCCGTAGAAGCTGAAAATACTGATGATATACTTATGGCTAATGTATTGATGATTACATCGAACATGTTATTGATTCCCAATCATTATTTTAAAAAGAGTGACACTTTAAGGTTAACTTGTAGGAAGGTTAATGCTGAAGCTGTCGGAGGGAGTTTTGTAACACGTATTTGTAAGGATTCTTCAGTACATATTGAAGGCACTGATTTTAGGTTGTGCTATTCAAGTACTGGAGGTTCTTACCGTAATTTGCTTAAGTTCTTTCCACTTGGTGAAATTGTTTCACATCCATTCAAGATGTTATGGAGACAGAGAACTGGAGAATTGATTACTGCACATGGAATGTGTGAAGCTGGCCGAGTATCCAATGGCACTTGTAATTTTGACGGAGGAGCATATTATAACCTCTCGATGAACACATTTGGTGGATTATGTGGAGCTACATTACTTTCAGAAACCAGAACACCTATGATAACAGGATTGCATTTAGGTGGAAAAGATGGACAACCAGTTGGTTGCATGGGTACTTTAACTCATAAACAATT